TGCATCAGACATTAAATCATCCATGTCACTCATGTCTGGTTTTTCGTTTTCAATAATGTCACCACTTATTAATTTCTTTAATTTTTTAATGTCTTCGGACTCGTTATCTATTGACCCTTTTGCAAATCCTATTCTTCCACCGTCTGCCTTACCTCCAAAGAAATTTTTTAAGTACTCATCATTCTTAGCTTTGTATTCTGCTTTTGAAGCTTCGTCGTATTCTTCTTTAGGAAGATCTTCTCCAGCTTCATTAGCAATTCTTAAAGCATCTAGATAAGTTAAACCAAAAGAAGCTGCAGCGAGAATCGCAGTTTTGTCTAATGAACCATCTTTATTAGTAAACATAGCCTTACCAAATTTTTTAGCACCTGTCATTAAAGCATCACCATAGTCTCCTTGTTTAACTAATTCAAAAATACTTGGGTCATTTTGAATAATTGTATCTTTAGTTATTGCGGAGGCTGTATCACCAGGTAATAATTCTTGTGTTGCATCTTCGAAGAACGTAGATTCTTTTACGGGTTTAACACCTTCTGCTTTAAGAGCCTTACCTTTTGCGGCAGCATTATCACTTAACATTTTACCTAAACCAGTTTCTGTTCCAAGTGGAGAACTAAAACCTGATTTAAATCCTTCAAGTCCACCTCTAAAGGCTCCACCTTCAGTAAATGGATTACCTTGGAATCCTGCGCCACCTATAAATCTAGCACCTTGGCCAAGTCCGTATGTTAAAGCTGCACCTTTTAGTGAATCACTAATACTACCTGTTTGATCAAAACCACCAACACCTGCCATGACGGCTGCAGCCGCAGGGTTGAAAGGAGCTACAAAAGGTGCTACGGTCGTTGCCACTTTTGCTACCTCATTAGGTATAAGTTTTCTAATTCTTTTTTTTAAAGAGCTACCAAGACCAAAATTTTCTCTAGGAGTGACATCCATAATTCCGCCACTTCTTCGTAATTGTCTTCTCATCTGTGATCTAGTTATTGGCATAATTTATTTATTTTATACAAAATCTCCTATTTTACAACTTAGAATCACCACCTAAAGGCAGTGCTTCAACAATTACTTTAACGTCTCTTTTAATATCATCAGCTACAGTGTTTGTTTCTGAATTCTGAACATCTTGCATAGCCTCTGCATCTGAGTTATATTCTTGCCCTGTTTTCACATTAGTTAATGTAACCTCTGTTTGTGGGGTAATAATCTTAACTGGTTTACCATTTATTATTTCTATTCTATATGATGCTTCTGTTTCTATAAATGACATATTAATCTCTATTTATCTCTAATATTGATGCGATCACATCTGCTGCACCGCTAGTTGCATTAACCTTTAATATCTCACTTTCCTCCATAATTAAAGGTTGACTTAATACTTGTTCTTTTGATTTAGAAGTTAAACTTACCTCTTTATCTACTACAAACGCTGTTCCTGATGCATTTGTTAATGTTACTTCAACTGTTGCTGTTGAGCTTGCATCTTCTGCTATTAAAAGTGATTTAACAATTGCTCTAGAATTAGCCGGCACTGTATATAAGGTAGTAGCACCTGAACTTGTTAAACTTGCTTTTTTATTTGTATATACGTTAGCCACCTATAAACCAAGAAAATCTCTCTTGCTCCTGTTTTACTTCATCTAAAAATGTAGAATTCAATTGATCCTTCATAATAGTCAAAGCTCTGTTAATTTGTTTTTGGTTAGATACATCATATTCTATTTTTGGTTCTGGTATTCTTATATTTATTTTTGCCATTTTTTTAACTCCACATCTATCTTACTATAATCAATCATCATGTAACCATTACTATGTTTTACACTCGCCCAAGGAACTTCGTGAGCCATAGCTCCTTGATAAGTTATTGGATTGTCTTTGTAGTTAAATTTATATATATTAATATTAGATGGTGACTTACCTATTAACTCTACGTTTTCTTTTAACCTTATATCACTAAATCCAAGGTCAGTTGATCTTGCTTCTCTAGATGCTCTACCAGTTCCACCATAACCACCTGCCCCAGAGTGATCTCTATCTGATCTATAGTTACCTGCACCACCACTTGTTGTAAATCCTGTTGTTGCTTTTTGTGCATCTGCTATAGTCTGTCTTCTAGATAACTCTGCTAATCTTGCAGCTTCAGCAGCTTCTTTTTCTTTTCTAGCTATCTCAGCTTCAATTCTTTGTTTTTCTCTAAACTGTTCTTTTATTTTTTGACTCACAATATCTTCTTGTTCAAGTGCTTTATTTACTAATCCCATATCAGATATCATGTCTGTTTTCTTACGTTTTTGATTTAGATAATATTGATCAATCGGTCTGTAGTAACCTCTTTTTTTAAAAAAGTCTTCTGCGATCTTAGCTCTTTTGTCTACTAGATCTGCATAATTACCAAATGCTGAAACTACATTATATCCATAAGCATCTTTATTACCCATATTGGTTGTAGGATCTGTGTAACCCATCTGTGAATATGTAAAAGCTTGTTCGCCTCTTGTCATATTATCAAATGAATTAGGTAGCGCTGATGCTAATATTCCTGCTAAACTTGGAAGACCAATACCAGATTTTTGATAACCCTCTCTCATGACATCTCCAACTGTCTGAGGTCTCATACCGGGAATTTTATCATAGAAAAATTCTGCAATCTTACCTGGATTTCTTAATCTAGATATTCTATCTTGTGTGGCTTGTTCAAATGCAGCAACATTATTTGCACTCATAATTCCAGAGTCTTTGAAATTATATGGATTTACATTTGTGACACTATCTATTCCACCGGTTACTGGTTGAGTAAGATTTTTATCGTCTCCTGTTATTGGTTCTGCTCCTGAAATTCCATAATTTTTATAAAAATCAAAAGGACTAAAATTTTGAGAATCGTAAAAGAAAAGATTATCTCTTCCCATAGGAACTGAGTATCTAGTCCCTGACTGATCATAAATATATTCCATTCCTGCTGCAGGCATGACTTGTGTATAAGGTCTATCTCCAGGCCCATAATTTTTACCCATATATGGAAAATTATTAATGTTATATATCACTGATACTATCTCCTACCATCTGGTTGTATATCTAATCTAAATGTGCCGAAACGCCAAGACTCACCGCTTGAGTCGTTTTCTATTTTAAAATTAACAAAACGGCCTCTAGCTCTAGTATCTTTTTTATCAGTAGATGAGTCTATTGTAAAGGGACTCAGAGTTGTTGTAGTGTCTGATTGTTGAGGGTATCTTTTAACAGCCATGCTTATTTTAGCGTTACCATCTAGCGTTTTAAAATCTGGAACAAATCTTCTTACCGCTAAAAAAACCTCTCCTGCAGGAGAAGGTCCAGGTAATTCTGACCCTGTTGGACTTCTTCTTTTTCTATCTAAGTCTATATCATATGATTTTATAAATGAAGTAACAACTGTGGTTGAACCATCTTCATTAACTTGATCATTACCAACTTCGTGTTCAAAGAATTTAGTTTGACCTAAACCACTTTGACCTACAACTGTTGGAAAAGTACCGTTAGCTGTACTATCATATTTTGTTCCATACGGTTTTGGATATACAATTGCATCAATCCAAGAAGTTCTTGCCTCTGTTCCTGTATACCACACACCACCCCTCATAGGTTCACCATAATTAAATACAACATACTTGTCATTGAAACTGGATCCTTGTGATGGATAATACCATATCACCTCTGTGTATAAATTATTAATACCAGCTGCAACTTGTTGACCTTTAGTAGTATCAAAATTATCAAACACAAAATCTTCTACCGTACATGGTAGGGATTTAACTGTACCATCAAACATAAAGAAACCATTTGCAGATAACCAAAAAGCAGACCCATCTATTTCAACAACTGCATTCTTACCTATTAATCCACAGTTAGTTCCTACTTGCTCAAAACCAAATGTAAACGGAGCACCTATAAATTTCATTGTATATAATGCATTATCTGTAAACACTAGAATTGTTTCTTTTGCTTTAATAGCACCTACAATTTTAGTACCATCCTGTAGTCTAAAATCACCTGCAGTATTTATAGCAGTTACAGTATAATCATTGATATCTTCTTGATCTGAGAATCTTATAAACATATCGTCTTGTGTTGTCGTATCTCCAATAGTTGTTTCAGTTCCAAAGTGACATAAGTGTCTAGTTGTAGGTGATACTAAAGTTAATCTTGATGCAGTTGGATTTGATGATGTAGAAAAACCAGATGTGCTTGTTGATGCTCTAACTGTTAAAGGTGATGCAGCTCCTGCATTCCATGTAAATGTTTTACCATTTGCGATTGTTGCAATTAAAACCTGTCCAAAATTATCTAAACTCCAAAGTCCTGGTTCAAGAGTTACCTCCGATGCAAGAACAGCTTCGCCCCAGTCAGAAAAATTTGTAGCGTCTGTTGCTGTCACTCCTGTATTGTGTGCTGCATTGTCTGTGCCGTCTACGTTTCTAACTATACTTTGTAAGTTTGGTGATGAAATAGATGCGTAAGAAATTAATTCATTCTCTACTAATATTCTACCGGCAGAAGTAAAGTTAGCTGTAGAAACTAATGTAACATTTGTTCCAGAACCACCTGTACCTGAAGAGTTTGCACTTAGTGATCCATTTAACGTGGATGTTGCAGCTCCAGGAACCGAACCATTCCACTGTGATATACCAAAACCATAACCATAGGACTGTGCAGCTGGACCTATTTTTTCATATGGTTTAACTGCAATACTCCCACCTGTTGATACAGTTGCACCCGCATTGCTACTTTGTGTAATTGTAAAAGTAGTTGGTGTTGGAACTGATGTCACTTGAAATAATTTATCTTCAAAATCTGATGCACTAAATCCTGTGCTACTAGGTAATGTCACACTATCTAATAAAACAATATCTCCTGGTTCTAAACCGTGTGACGTAGAAGTTGTTATTGTGCAAACAGGATCATTATTAGTTGTTGCAATTGTAGAAGAACTTAATGTAGCTTTTAACGGTGTTATATCAAATAACTGCCCTTCAAAATATAATAATAAAAATTTATCTGTTCCTATTGCAACGTATCTGTTTCCATTTAGATCAACAAATGCATGTTGTTTTCTAGCAACTCCTGTAATTGTGTCAGATATTAAAGAAGACCATCCGCCAACTTTTTCTGGTAAGCCGTATCTAAATCTAACATTGTCAGAATCTACCCATCTGTTTTCTGCGCCTGCAGAAGTGTCTTGTTTATCTA